CGAAAGGAAAGTAACCTGAATAGCCATCCGTTGCAACTGCAACACCTACAACTTTACCTTTACTCACTACGGATCCTGATCCCATAGTTTTTAATTCTGGATCGTGTGTTTCTAAATCAATTGCAATTTCATCACAAAATCTTAAATCTGGAAACTCTGTAGGTTTTACCCACTCTGTTTGTGCTTTAAACACCATATTATTTTTTAGGCTCATATATGTATTTCTCTTTTATAATTTTATTTAATTTATCTTTGTTGCTAAACGCATACAAAGCAGCATTATAATCGTGTGGGAATATTTCCCAATCAACTAAAGAAGGATAGATTTCTATTCTAAACTTATGTTTATTTATCTTAACTTCTTTTGTTATTGGTTTACTTCGCATTCTTCATGTCTTTCATTTTTTTTAATTCTAGTTGGCAGTAGTGTATTATTTTTTTAATATCCTCTGTGCCTCCTTTTCTCTGATATCTACAAACATATTTCACAACGTTTCCTTGAAAGAATGATAAATCATTTTTAGAAATAAACTCATAAGGCTGTATGGGAAACTTAGTGTAGTGATTCCCGCCTACCTGGGTATACTGTGGAAACGCTTCGTCTAGTATATTCTTGTCTGTCATATTTTAAACTCCTTAGATTTATTTGGGCATCTTATTAAATATAAATTTTTCATAGTTCTTGTTATACCTACATACCAAACACGATATTCTTCATCACGTTTTTGTATAGATTTTTTTGCTCCTTTAATTGTGTTTGCGGTTTCATTTAAAAGTAAAACAACATTAGTTGCCTCACCACCTTTAGCTCCGTGTATTGTTGATACTTTAATTCTTGCTTTCTTTGTTGGATCCTCATTGTTAAGTAATAATAACTTCATGTAAGTTATCTGACTTTGAGATACATTATCAAATGCATCATACCATTTCAATGAAAGATTCATTGGTCCTTTTATTCTTTCTTTAATTCTTTGTAATTGTATATCAGGTAGTGTTATTTTTTTCTGTAATTGCGACCAGTATTCTATATCTTCGTACAAAGATTTACCAATACTATTTCCTTGTGCAGATTCAAAAAATAAACCTTTCTTTTTTAAATAAGTTGGTATTGGTTTTAATAATGATTTAGTTCTAGTTAATATTAACCAATCACCAGTAGACATATCTATGTCTGATAATTTATAAATTTGAAAAATATTTCCAGGTTCGTCTTTTGGAAAATATTCTTTGTCAAGTCTATTATCTTGCACTCTGTTGATGACATCTAATGCAATTTTCTGTATACTACTTGGCACTCTTTTTGAATATTTTAGTGGTATCTCTTCTGCTTCCCAATTAATAAAAGAATCTACATCAGCACCAGCCCAACCAAATATAGCCTGGTCATCATCACCTGCAATCCATACATCACACTTGGTATCTTCTTCTATCTTTTTAATCATGGACCATTGTATTAATGATAGGTCTTGTGCTTCATCTACAAATATAACATCAAATTCAGGAGTCTTACCTTTGTCTAAAAATTTTTGTATCATATCATTAAAATCAATGAGTCCATATATGTCTTTGTAACTAGTTATTTCTCTATCAATAGCATCTAACTTATCTCTTTCTATTTTTGATAGATGTTCGTTTAAATCTAGTTGGTCCATAACACTTATTTGTTTTACCCTAGCTAGATTAATTAAACTTAAATACTCACTATCTGATGAAAAGATACCATTCCAATTGTTAGTTTCGTAAGATGCATATTTTATTTGGATACCACATGTCTCACCTATTAATTTGTAGTTTTCATCTTGCATAACGTTTTCTTCTTTTAGCCCTAGCTGATTAAATGCTAATGAGTGAAGTGTTTGAAAGTATTGTATGTCTTTTTTAGTTAGATCTTTGTTCTTATCTAGATACCTGTCCCTTGCTTCTCCTGCAGCTTTTCTAGTAAAAGCAAAATAACCTATACGATTTAGAGGCACGCCCTTGTTTACATACTTTTGTACCTCGTTTAGTAAACGTCTAGTCTTACCTGTACCTGGTGGTCCTACAACTTTATATCTCATTAGTAGTTACTTTCTTTCCTTTCTACAGGTTTGTATTCTATTTTATCTATATGCATTTGTTTTAGTCTACATACTTTTAGTGTTTTGCCATCTACGTTTAATGAGTGATTAAACTCTACACCACATTTGTCTTTCATCTTTTGTGCTATTCTTTCTTCTGGTATTTTCCAACTAGATCCTAAATGATCTATAAAAGAATTAAATCTAAAATAGTGATAACCTTCTTCTGTTAAACATGATCCACTATTTATCTGCACTCTTTTTTGAGCTCTTGGTCCATTAACACAATACTGATACAACTCTTCTTTTAATCTATCTCCTATCTGTGTGCCTGCAGGTGGTTCTATCTTTGTAGAATTTTTTCTAAGTTCTGTAAGCTTTGCTCTAAAATCTTTTGGTTTCAATGGTTCGTGATAGATACCTGTTTGCTCCCATATTAAATCTAATAGTTCTGTTTGTTTAGTAATTAATCTTCTATGACTCGCAACCACACCTGCCTTGTTACCATCAGGTAGTTCTACATTAAAATGATATTCAGGTTCTGCGTACATAATTATTTGAAAGTCTGATATCTCAGGAAACATTGTAATACTATCTGACTTAACACCAAACGGTCTACTATAACAAAGTGTACGCATACACTTACTATGTATTGGATCTTCATAACAAGTGTGACCTGCAGTATCTTTCTTCCATGCAGCTATCTTAGAATCTAATTTTGATTTATCCCAAGGAGACTCTAGATAATTATAGTTTGCATTTGAAACAAAGTCAGGCCATTTATCTTTGTATTTCTTTTTAGCAAAGACCATGTAGTTGTACATGAATCTATCTCTACCATCATCTAATTTTTTCTTAGAACACAAAGCCAGACATGGTGGACCATCATCAAACTCAGGATTAGTTCCAAGTAATATGTTCTTGTAAGTTTCCTCTACAAGTCTATCTAAATCTGACTTATTAATTTTATTTTCGTTAGCAAATTTTACAAATTGTTTTAGGTCTAATGGATTATTATTTTTATCTACTGCATATCTTTTTGTGCTGCCATTATTATAGTAAGGTAAGTTTATAAAGTTACCTGGTTTTATGTCCCCTTTATCGTCTTCCTTTAATTCTTTCTGCTTTGGAAAAATTTCTGTTTGTGGATCTAACCCCAGAGGCATTAAAAAAGATTTCAATGCTGAGATTAAATCTACAGCTGGTATTGGTTCTTCTGAGAACAAATAACAATGCAGACCCCCACTCTTTGATAGTATAGGTATTAGTGGTAACTTGTATTGTTGAAACAAAGCAAGATAATGTTCAACATTAAAATTAGAATAATCTTTTGCGTCAATATCTATACAACCAAACTGAACTGTTTTGTCTAGTCTACATGGTTGTATACCAATAGATATCTTACCTTCTATGTGATCTTTATAATCACCTTGTGTTATGGGTCTTCCTGCCCATTCATAATTAGGTTTGAGCTTGTTCTTCTCTGCATCCATCTCAGCAGAGGACATGTCAGCGATACCAAAATCACCTTGGTATCCAGTAAATAATTTTATAAATTCATCAAACATACAGATCCCGGGTCGGAGCGGCTCCAGTCTCCCTTTACCGCTCCTATCTTTCTTACGAAAGAATTAGTAGTTAGATTCCTCTTGACCAGTAGCAGCTTGTTGCTGACTACCTTTTATAGAGTTATGAAAATCCCTAGCCATTTGGTAAAGCGATGCGTTATCTACTTTTTTAAGTAGGTTCACATTAAAAGTATGCCAAGTAAAACTACCGCTCTGCTCAACAGAGTTTAGTTTGTAAACTCTAGAAAACATTGGAGCTGGCACAGCTTTGCCTGTCTTTGGATCATTCTCAAACTGATCTTCCATCAAAGAGTTCCATTGTCTGCTAGTCTTAAGACCAGTCGACTTCATGGTTAACAAAGCCTTCTCAGGTTTGTCTCCATTGATGATAACAAAATAGTTTGCTGTTTTGATAATCTGATTACCATTAGCTAACATATCTTTGTTCTGTTCGTTTTGAGTTACTTGACCCATGATGTCAGGTCCTCTGTCATTGTGCACAGGTCTACCTTCTCTTTTTTCAAAGGGAGCCCACTCAGGATATGTCATCTTGTAGAATACAGGAATAACATCTATTCCTTTTTCTCCATTGTACAGTTTTTTAGTAACTGTATTATAAAACATACCTGCTTCTGCACCTTCAACATACTTCGCATGTTTCTTTTTAGTTTCATCTGATCCTGATTGTAACAGTTTCAGAAAAGGTAATGCAAGATCAGTCTTTTCAATTGTCTCAAGACCCATCCCTGAATCTGATACAAAATCAATTGTTGCTAATGCACCACCTTGTTTGTTTGCTACGTCTCTTGTTTCTTCATTCATGTTATTTACTCCTTGTTATTTTTGTTTTGTTTCCCTTAAACAGATTAAAATGTTCAGATGGCAAGTCTTGTTTCCCTTCGACTCGTTCTCTGTACAATGCTTTGAGAGTCATGGGTTCTACCTTCAATTTTTGTTGAGGCTGATACCCATTACTCTCGGCAAGGTTAGCGTATTCACGCGCCTTGTTATCTTCGTTTCGACCAAAGGAAACAGTGATTTCATTCTTAATCAAATCACCCAGGTCGTTATTTCGAAGCCAGTTAAATGCGCCTTCTCTTTTGTCTACAGGTATTGTGGCGCTGTAAATTTCTTTTACTTCAATTGCTGAACCATCGTGTAGTTTCATGGTTTTAAGTTTCATAGATTCCATTATCTCTGGAATAACTTGTTCAGATATTTTATCTGCAGCTTCTTTCTTTTGTTTTAATTTTTCTTCATCTGCTTTTATTTCATCTTCTAACTTTTGCAGTTGAATAACATAACTAGATAATGACTCTACATTATTTAGTTCATTAACTTGTTGAGGTGCATCCTCAACAAACATTTGTTGTAAGTCTTCACTCATCTATCTTTCCTCTTTCATATAAGTTTATTTCTATTGGGTAGTATTGTCTTTCTTGTTTGTCCCATTTTAACAAATTGTATTTACCATTAGTCATATCAGAAACAATAGAACAGGCAACACCTATTATTGCAGGATCTCCAGTTAATAATAAATAATCATCTGTTGTAAAATCTTTTAACAGTTTTCTTAATTTAAATATTAGAGGTCCTGGTGAAAAAATAATTTGCGATAACTCAGGTAATAAAAATTTAAGCTCACCGTATTTTGATGCGCCCATAATATTTATTTTAGGGTTACCGGTTTGAGTACCAGGTATTTCCTGGATTACATAAACAGTATTATCTTTCATGGCTTGACATATAGTTTGTTTTTGATAAAGTGTCAACTAGAAAGAAGAAAAACTATGAACTATAAATTTAAGACTAAGCCATACGCGCATCAACTCAAAGCATTAGAAATGTCTTGGGATAAAAAAGCATTTGCATATTTTATGGAAATGGGAACAGGTAAATCTAAAGTGTTAATTGATAACATATCAATGCTTTACGACAAAGGTAAGATCAACGGTGCCTTAATTGTTGCACCAAAAGGTGTATATAAAAACTGGTATAGTGCAGAGATACCCACACATATGCCTGACCATATCGAAAAGAAGGCTGTATTGTGGCAAGCAATGATTAACAAAAAACAACAACAAATTCTTGATACTTTATTTAAACCAGAAACAGATCTACATATTTTAATTATGAATGTAGAGGCACTGTCTACTAAAAAAGGTGTAGACTTTGCAGCTAAATTTTTAAACTCACATGATTGTTTGATGGCTATTGATGAGTCTACAACAATCAAAAACCCAGATGCTAAACGTACAAAAAACATTGTAGGCCTGGGTGAAAAAGTTAAATTTAAAAGAATACTTACAGGTTCACCAGTTACAAAGTCACCACTAGACTTATATAAACAATGTGAGTTCCTTGACACCTGGCTCTTGGACCATGCTTCTTATTATACGTTTAGAACTAGATACGCGGTGATGAAGACAGCACACTTTGGTGGCAGATCTGTACAGATAGTAGCTGGATACAAAAATCTTGCAGAGTTATCTGACAAACTAAAACCATTTTCTTATCGTGTATTAAAAGATGATTGTCTAGATCTACCAAAGAAAACATTTATGAAACGTATTGTAAATCTAACACCAGATCAATTTAAAGTATACGAGCAAATGAAAAAACAGGCACTTGCAATATTAAATGGCAAGATGATTACTACTGCAAATGCACTAACACAACTGATGCGACTACAACAAATTACATGTGGTCACTTCAAAGCAGACGATGGTACAACACAAGAATTAAAAAGTAATAGACTCGATGAACTAATAGATGTGTTGGGTGAGATAGAGGGTAAGGTTGTTATCTGGGCCCACTGGCAGAGTGATGTTAGACAGATTATAAAAGCAATCGTTGAAGAGTTTGGTCCAGATTCTTTTGTAGACTACTATGGTTTAACACCACAAGAAGATAGACAAAAAAATATTAAACGTTTTCAAGACGATGATAAGTGTAGATTCTTTATAGGTACACCACAAACAGGTGGCTATGGTATCACACTAACTGCAGCTAGTAATATGATTTACTATTCTAACGGTTATGATTTAGAGAAACGTCAACAGTCAGAAGCTAGAATAGATCGTATTGGTCAAGAGAAACCTATGACATACATTGATATCATTTGTGAAGATACAGTTGATGAAAGAATTGTAAAAGCTTTACGTAAGAAAGTTAATATTGCAAGTAAGGTTATGGGTGAAGAGTTGAAGGCTTGGATCTAAAGAACTTTATCTAATAAACTAAT